ACACCTTGAGAACCTGTTGAACCTTGAGCACCACGCTCGCCGACATTACCTTGTACACCAGTTACACCTTGAGAACCAGTCGCACCCTGCGCTCCGACTTCACCAACGTTACCTTGAAGACCTTGTTCGCCAGTATTACCTTTAGCACCCTGTGCCCCGACTTCACCAACGTTACCTTGAAGACCAGTTAGACCAGTTGCTCCAGTCGCACCTTGAGCACCACGCTCGCCGACATTACCTTGAACACCAGTTAGACCAGTTGCTCCAGTCGCGCCTTGAGCACCACGCTCGCCGACATTACCTTGAACACCAGTTACACCTTGAGAACCAGTCGCACCTTGGCTACCTTTTTCACCAACGTTACCTTGAATACCTTGAAGACCAGTTGCTCCAGTCGCACCTTGTGCTCCTCTTTCACCAACGTTACCTTGAATACCAGTTAGACCAGTCGCACCTTGAGCGCCCTGCGATCCTCTTTCACCAACATTACCTTGAATACCAGTCAGACCAGTTGCTCCAGTCGCACCTTGTGCTCCTCTTTCACCAACATTACCTTGAATACCAGTTAGACCCTGAGCACCCTGAGCACCTTGCGCACCGCGCTCACCAACGTTACCTTGAATACCAGTTAGACCCTGAGCGCCTTGTGCGCCCTGCGCTCCTCTTTCGCCGACATTACCTTGAATACCTTGAAGACCAACCGCACCTTGAGCACCTTGAATACCAACAGAACCTTGAAGACCAACCGCACCTTGAGCACCTTGAATACCAACAGAACCTTGAATACCAACCGCGCCTTGAAGACCAATCGCACCTTGAACACCTTGGAAACCAACCGCTCCTTGGAAACCAGTTACGCCTTGAGGACCAGTTGTTCCTTGAGGACCGATTGTTCCTTGGACACCAGCAGCACCTTGAGGACCAGTTTCTCCGATCTGAGTGTTGGCTATAGTATAATTAATCGCATCTATATCAGAACGTAAATTGGTCGTATCAGTATCAACTCTAAGAGTCAAATCTTTTAGAGAAGAATCTAAAGAAGTAACTATAGTTCCCTGATGCGTAGTGATAGCGTTTAAGTTTAAAATACTTGACGATTGAGAAATATCAATATTTTGAAGTTGATCTCCTATCGTAGAAGTTACTATGTTTGAAAGATCTTCTGGACTTAAATCTCCACCCAGAGAAACTAAGCTGTATAATTCAGCAAAGTTATCGTTAATCTTTTGGCTGGCGACACGAAGGGTGTCACCTGAACCATCGTTCGTTAAATTACCAGTGTCTAGTATCAGTCTAGCCATTTTTTGTTCCTATTTGTGGTCGTCGACGTTTATCGTTTGAGTATCGTTGCCTAAACTTATAGAAGTACTCAGTGTCTCAGGGTTTTGAATTGAAGCTAAATCGCCTATTGTTTGATGTCCGTCATCAAGTAAAGATTGAAATGATTCGTTCTCATAATTAGACATCAATATATTAGAGTTTAATATAATACCTACATCCGCTGAATCTGTTTCTATTAAAGTCGTTAATGCTGGATTAAATGTAGTTCCTGTACTAACAGACGCGCCCATTAATAATGGATAATTTGGAGTTTCTAATGGATCTATGGTGTCGCCAGAACTTACCCGAATAAAAGCTTCGGACTGAGTAACTACATCAGCTGATAAGTAGAATCCTGCTGGGTGTACGAATTTACGATATAGTGCTTCGTAGTCTGAGAAAGAAAGACCAGTCTTAATATTAATAGAGAATATTTGGTATCTTCTATTATCTGTAATATATTTAAGGCTTTCGGAACCAATCTTAGAATCATTTAAAATAAAGACATTATTCTTTGGATAGGATATCTCAACGTCTTCAGCAAAGAATGATTTAAAGAATTGCTCAACAGATATTTGAGTACCCTTCGCACGATAGAAGTCAGAAATTAACTTAACCATCAACCGTGGGTTTTGAGCGAACGAGGTATGTTCTAAGCCATCACCAACTTCACCTAAAATTAAATCAATTGCTTCAATTGTCGTTGAGGTAATATCACGAATATTAAAAATGTTTTTAATTTGATGATCAAACGAGTCTACGTTTTCTTCGCCTGAGTGTTCATAATATCCGTGTAAGAATTTAGCTAAGTTAGGATAATCAGTAGCAAAGAACTCAGGGAGAACTTTCTCTATCCCATTAGTATGAAATCTTGTGTCGAGTCTTTTGCTATTTAATCTAATATCCAACATTATAATGTCGCCTTGTTAGTCCCAGTTTCAATAAATCCTGATACGTCTAATAAAGATTCATCTAATGTTAATATGTAGTTTCTTAATGGAACCAATGTACTTTGATTCGCAGGGAAAGCGGATACTTTTAATTCGGTTGAATTGTCTATCAATAACCCACTAAGGAATACAGTACCTTTAGCTGGATCGTAAGTTCCTACATTCGTACGTTTGACTTCATTGTTCAAGTCAAATATTTGTAATATGTTAGAGCCAAGTTTATTTTTAATCAAAACGTTTTGACCATTATAGCTAAAGATAGAAGTGGTTACTGTGTGTGTATCTTTATCAGGACTCGCAATTCCGAATGGGAAGTTAAGCGTATGATCTTTTTCTGTACCAGCAACAACTTCGTCAATACGTTGTTGCGCACGAACAGTCATTTGTGAGTTAAGTATTCCTGGAGATAAGTTATCAATCTTTTGTAATAATTGAGAACGACGGAATATCGCACTGAATGTATTTAATTCTGTATTAAAGTGTTCTTTGATCAATGACTCAATATTCGTTGTAAGTCCAGACAAAGAAGTGTTACTCTTGTTGACATCAGCGTTGAAAGCAGTTATAATTTCTAAGTAAGTTGTTTGAGGTTGTACAAACTCAGTATCAATCGACATAATCGAAAGATTACTTGTTAACTGATCGCTAATAATTTGCTTTTGAATCTCTTGACTCTGTTCATCAATACCATCTTGGAATTGTAAGCTTACAAACACTTTACCGAATTGTGGTGGAACATTTTCATTACCACCCCAAGCAACAACACCTTTTAAGTAAGCGCCAAACGTTTTGAAAATAAGTGCTTCATAATCAGCTGAAGTTACAAGACGTTGTTGAGAAGCATATGCTCTTGGAGCATTGAACTTAATAGACTGAATTGATTCTTTATCTGAACCACCTACAGAACCAGCCACTGTTGTCACAACAATAGGATACACATCACCGTTATAGGCAAAGTTCTTAGTTACAAATTCTGTAGCGCCATTAGCAGAAGCGCCTTGACTTGTTCTATAACGAACTACAATTCGCGAACCTGCTGTTGGAGCCTTCCCTAATGTATTACCATCACTAAATTGTAATTCATAATAGCCATTAGCTGCTTCACGAATAATGTATATCGTAGAAGCATTATTAATTGTAGGAACGTAATCTATATTATTATATACAGTAAATTCTTGAGTTGTTACATTTTCGTAAACATCTACAGTAAGTGACGTCGTATCAATATTATCGTCAGTAAGCACATATGCTTGATTCGTCGCGTTTCCGTCCACAAAGAAAGTCTTTGTTTTACTCGTACCTTCTTTCAACGTAATATTAGGAGAATCATTGGATATTTTGAACGTGTAAGTACCACCAACATTCGTAGCGGTTGCTGCTTCGGTTGTTTTAAATGAAAAGGTTACTTCATCAACATCACCGCAAAACTCGGTGTTTTGATCTAACGTAATAGTTTCTGGACCATCAGGAATAGTAACAGTCGCATTTACAACAGCAGTAGAACTTGTTACTGATTTAGGTGTATAACCTAATGACTCAGCGTGAGCAAGTACCGAAGATCTAAGTTGTGCCGAAGTAAGGAAAGATTCATTCACCGCCATATTTGCGATAAGACCGTTCATATGAGTATTATATGCTAATACATCTAAGATATTAGATATACCACTTGCTTCGAAGTCGTAATCTCTAAACTCATCACTTTGTTCTAAGTATGTCTTTAGACTTTCTTTAATATTAAAAAAATCTAATTCAGACGCATTAATACTCATTATCGTTTCCTCGAAATAGACACTGTAACTGATACGGTTTCTAATGTATTGATTAATTGAAAAATTACAGTAGCTTCAACTGAATAATTATCTTCATTGATGTCAACGTCTACACGGTTGACTATGACTCTTGGCTCGTATGTATCAATCGCTTGAAAGATAGCAGACTCAATATCATCTTCATCCACATCATTCGAAAGGCTGAACAACATACCATTTAATGCTGAACCAAAATATGGGTTAAAGGGTTTCTCGCCAGGAACGGTCATAAGAAGATTCTTAACCGCTTGACGTACAGAAGCAGCGTCAGTCTTTTTATAGATGTCGCCTTTTTTGTTTTCGTTATCGGCATACTTTGCTTCAAACGTACAATCAATATCTGAGTGAAGTTTAGATACACTCGTTACAATTGCGCGATTCGATAAGTTACCGTCTTCGATAGAAAATGCTTTTGCCATTACCCTTAAACTCTTTTCTTTTTATTTATACTGAAAGTTTAAGGTCAAATGACGTGGGAATGCCTAATAGTTTTAAAACATCACAAAAAGTAAGTGTAAGAAGGTCAAGTATCTTGGCCAAGCCTATCTTTTTTAAGAACTTTTTAATCTTCTTAATCCACATAAACAGTAGTTCTTTTTGCCATTGAGCGAACCAGTTCTTTGCTTGTTTGACTAAGTCTGCTATGAGTTCTTCGCCGCACAGAACGTTTTCATCAATCTTCTTACCTAATATCTCAACAAGACTCTTACCGAAGATTGTTACCTTTTCAAGTTGTTCAACGATATAACCTGTGACACTGAAGTTTTCTATCTTATCCTTGAGCGCTTCCGCTTTATCTCGTAAGCTATCAATATGACCTTGAATGAATGCTGCTACGTCAAACGATAAGATAGCAGGGATGTCAGGTAAGCCCAACGCCTTCCATATCTTTTTAAACTTCTTAATGAGTGCTTCGAATGCTTTAAACATCGCGTTCGTACACCATTCCATTATTTCCGTCTTAATATATTGCCAAGTATACTTTGCTCGCCACTCGTCACACTTAACACCGAACTCACCATTAAAGAATTGATATGCTTTAGGTAGTAAAGGGAATATATCTTCAAGCTTGTCGACGATCTCACCTTGAATTCTTTTTTGTTCTTCACGTTCAAATATTTTCGAAACATTTATGTTAATCCCAAATATATTAACGTTAAAATCAACAGGGATTAGTTTGGAAATCATATCAAGTATTTTAACTGGAATGAATATGTGAAGTTCTTGGATAAGTTCGTCCCAAGCGTCTTTGGCTTCTTTTTGCCAATTACGTATCTTACCTTTGGACCAATACGGAGATAGAATATCAGCAATCTTCTCCATCACGTCTTCTATCTTTTGAATGATACTATTAATTTGTTCAACTACATCATCAGCAAGTTCGCGTCCTGCGTCGATCAGCTTTTGTTTTAACTGAGAAGGAATCTGAGCTATCTTATTAAATTGCTCTACTATTTCAGCTTTAGTTGGTAATGTACCGTCACACTCAATCGAGAAGCCTTGTAGGTTGATCGCCGAAGCACCAAGTAAGCCGAGCAACTCATATTCTTTTTGAGATACGGACGAGAAGTTAGTTGGTGGAATGATTGGTGTAATGCTGTCTATCGGATTAGCAATTTCAGGCAAGTCTGTATAAAGCACGCCAGCAGAAGTAGCTTCGCCACTAAGTCCAACAGATACTAAATTTTCACCTAAGAATACCTTGTCGATTCGTTGAGAACCAAGATATATCTTCTCAATACCAGCCATTTAACTACTCGCTACAGAACCAGAACCTGTTCCACTGGATACTATAAAATAAAGTGTTTGTTCGTCAGGGTTATCAATAGATTCATATTCTTCTTCAGTACCTGTCCATATCATTTTAGCTGTACCAAAATGACCTGCGTTTGGATAGTTTTGATCTTTAATCGCGTCAGTAATTACCGCATCAATTTGTAATGGCATAATATCACCTATGAGTTAAGTTTAATTTGTTCACTGCCGTTTACTTCAACAACAGGAGCAGAAACAGATACCGCAACACTTGCTTCGATGATTACCTTCTTCGCAGCTTTGATTTTAATATCAGCGTGAGGTGTATCAATTACAATATTACCGTCTTCATCCATCTCATAATATTGACCTTTACCGTGTTGTTCACGTATACGGCGCTTTCCTTCAGTGTCGTCATACTCTTTATAATGACCACGTTCAGTTTGATACACCTTGTTATGAGGATAGTTGGCGTTAGCTTTATCGTTATCGTCACCCTCTTTCGGTATCGTTCCAATAACCATAGGAAGTTGAGAGTTCTTACCATCAAGGAACATACCAAATACTTGAGAACCTTTTAACAAGCCAAGGTATTGACCATTTCCTTCGTGAGCGCCTTGAGTAATAGGTACAACAATCTGAGCCCAAGGTAAGTCTTTATCTGCTATTCCATCATAAACACCCAACGCACGAACACGAACACGTCCAATCTTTAATGGATCATTCAAGTCAATGACTGTGCCGACGAACCATCTCATTTGGTCGCCATAATAATCAATATACGTTTTAGGTATCATATCTCACCATTAAATAGTTTTACACAAGAAAGTGTTGTTGTATATTTCTCAAGAGTAAATGTATGCTTCGCACCAAATATTAAATACTCGCCAGACTTCTTAGGATCAAATACGTTATCCGAATTATGATCATTAATATTACGAAGGAATCTAACGTCAATCTTAGTTCCTGTTGTAGAGTGATGTCTACCGTGTAAAAAGTCGTGACCATTAACCGTAATCGTCAATGGTGCCTTTTTAAGTAATCCATCCATTGCTTGATTAATCGCATTTAATTTATACTGAGCCTTTGATGCGCTTTCGGAATAAGTTTTATTTCCTTCATAGGCAAGGGTGCTCATCAGTTGAGTTACTTCGCGACTTTCATATTCATTAAAAGACTGACCGTCTAATTCATATAGATCTGAATATAAAGGTTGATTAGACTTTTCATTCTTTAGCTTATCAATAATATCTTTTTGGATATCAAACTTAGAATTATGATATTTGTTTTTTGTGACATCAATGTAGTTATGGTTAGCACCAATTAATCCTTTAGAGATAAGCGAGAACAAGTCCTCGGTATCCTTAAAGCTATAATCTAATATAGTTCTACGTCTTGACGTTTCTTGCTTCGTATCAATGGATATGTTAGCTTCGGCGTACATAAAAGGAACCAGTGGGTTACTTACTGGAGATTCTATCATACCCTTTAAGTCAGAGAAAATCAATTTCTTTTCTATCAGCGATGAAAATAAGTAATGAGGATACCCTTCAACTGTCGTCGTTTTATTTTTAATCCAACACATCGCATCCAGTGGCGTGAGATTCGGAACGATGACTTTCATTTCTTGGAAATCAGTTTCAGTATTAATTATTTCCTTTCCCAAGAATCCCTTTGATATTTTCTTAATAATATTGCTTGATGAACCTGAGTAAGATTTATTTACATTTTGAAGATTAGACTTAAATGCGATATCTTCGATTAAATGTAACATAAAGAATTCATTTGTATCATTACCCTTTATAGAGGTAATAATTTTGTCAATGTAAAAATCCTTTTCTACTTTCTTCGGTGCGTATCCATCAACAGAGTTTGTTTTTAAAACAACAGAAACTAATTCACCACCACCAATATCAAGTGAGCCTACAATATCTTCTGAGTCTGAAAAGGCAACAACACCTGTTAAGTAAGGCTTGTCTAAATGCTCATATATTGTTAAGTCCGTGACAATTCGAGCGATATTTACTTGTGTCGCATTTCGAGTAGATTTAATCGTAATCGAATCAAACTTTATTGGTGTTGAGGTTTCTGCTAAATTATTCATTATGACCCTATAGCGTCATGGAATGCTGAAGATACATCTCTTACAGCTTCTGGTCGTAAAACTTTTATCTGCTTTAATTTATCATTTTCAGAAATATAGAATTCAAGACGAGTGACAGGAACTTGAAACTCTCCAGGACCAGTAAATGGGCAGAAGTCGACAATTTCTTCATCGTCAGTATTAATATAGTAAATTGGAGCAAGGTATTCAGCCATACTTCGATCAATAGTTATTGTATCCGTAAGATTAGTCTGAGAAGTAACAAGATTGCCTTCTTGAAAAATACCTTCCACTTGTTCTAATGTGATATGACCTAATTTTAAATCTCTATCAACAACAACGCCAGTAGCACCAGTAATATTATCTTGAATGGTTTCGCCAATATAAAACTTATCAAATAATTGGTCTTTTGTTTTTAAAACAATACCATTAAAGTCACGTTTAATTTGATGTTCTAATTCTTCTTGAGTTAATGGCCATCCTTGCTTGAGTAGACTCTCATTCATTAGAAACAACGTCCAATGAAAGCTTGGGTCGCCATATAACTTCATTGATACTTGATCAGGACGTTCGCCTGTAACAATATGATAATCACTATAGAATGAAGCGTTGTCTCTAAAATCTTCGACAATATCAGCATAAGCTGTAATATTCTGCATCACCGCTTGTTCACCTTCATCACCGAACGTGTATATTACTTTAGGAAAGTTTCTAAAAAAGTTCATTAGTATCCCTTATCCCTTACCATTTTCTTATCAATAGTTTTCTGTTCCACGAAGGTTAATGACAAGTCAATTTCTACAGGTTGCCCATCCGCGTGGAATGCCATCGTGGTTGGGTTATAGTTAGTTGATATTGCCTTCAAGAAACACTTTTCCATCTTAGTACCTATTCTTCGAGAAGTACCTTTTTCTGTATCATAGCTGAGTTTAATATCAAATAAGAATGGATATTTGTAGCCACCAGATACGCCATTAGCAAGTTCAATAGATTCAGGATAGGCAGCAACCCTAAAACGTTTTATAATTCTTTCAACTTCTAATGCTTCTTCAGGCGATTTCGGGATAAACTTAAATTGGAATGAGAACTCACGAATGCTGACACCACCAAATACTGCGCGAACATTAGGGTTTACGCTTACAGCAACAGCGAGACTTGTTGCGTTTTGTAAATCTGTAGGCATTTTAGTTGAAGCGAGACCACGAACAAGACCCAACCTTCCAAGATCAGAACTTCCGTTACCTTGAAATAAATCTCCAATAGATTTTATTCCACTATTGAGCATATCAACAGCAGCTTTATTCACACTTTGACCAGAACCCATTACACCCATAGCACCAGCACCAGCAATTCCAAGACCAGCAGCTGCGTAATCAAACCCATCATTAACAGTATAAGCGACAGGCAAATACATTTTAATTGGTTGATGTATGCTTTGTTCTTTTCTTGGTGAAAGTTCAGAACTCTTAGGTTTCTTAACTTCTATTTTTTTATCCGAAATGCCTGACCAGTAACTTGTGTCCATTAAAAGGTCTCCAAGTATAGCACCAGCGCCAGAAGGTGGGATAATAACATGCGGATCAAAAACAATCTTAGCATTATACCTATCTTGCTTATGAAGAGGGTAAGTAAGAGCGCCGTGATGATCTATATTATTTTTACCAGCACCATCTTTCCAAGGTTCTGCGTGTTCCTGGTATTCCGACATTAAATCGCCGACCTTTCGACCATCTGTGATAATTGGAATTCCTGCCATTTTACTTCTCGCTATAAATACATTGTAACTATTTATAACTAAAAGAATAAATGAAAACATATAAAGGTAGGTACAAACCAAAGAACCCTAAAAAGTATGCTGGCGATCCTGATAATGTCGTTTATCGCTCAATGTGGGAAAGACACGTTATGCGTTGGTGTGATGATAATGTAAACGTTGCTCAGTGGGTATCCGAAGAAGTGGTCATTCCTTATATTTGTGGAACCGATAACCGACCACATCGTTACTTTATGGACTTTGCGATTCAATTCACCGACGGTAAAAAGATATTGGTTGAAGTTAAACCGTTTAAAGAAACGATGAAGCCAGAAA